CTCTGTGTTGTTCTCAGAGGGTGGTGCCCATCTGGATACAATGCCACGAATTGTCTTGAGACCGTATTTATTGTAATACGTCACAAGTGTTCTGATAGCCGCACGATAGCCATACGGCATACTAATAAATTGAAAGAAAGCAGAATCATTCTGCTCTGAACGTAATCCCTGCCAGTCAGTCGAGTTGCGACGGATGTTTAAGGGATTGCAATTACGAATACCTCTTGATGTGCTCATATCTATTTTTTTTATGATGAGCACAAAACTAAAGGTGAAAAACCGGAGGGAATAGGACACAAAAAAGCCGTTAACCGGCAAAAAAATACGGGTAACGGCCTTTTGATTATAGTCTTCTTTTTATTTCAACAATTAATTACTATATTTACATCCGACGACAGATTAACGCATAATTTGTCTTTATTTATTTTTCACCGCCTTGCTTGGGAAAGTAGGGCGTTTTTTTATTAATACACTTCAATATTAAAGCCGTCTTTCTTCCTCCACCCCTCATACAAAGTATCCTGTATGTGGCTCATAGCTTTCGTGTAGAAGTCCGTCAATTCCTCCAGTGTGGTAAACGTCCGGTACCGGGGTTTCTCATCCGTCCCGAACTTAAACGTCACCGGAAGGCTTTTACCACCGCTCTGTACGGCAAGATCATAAGCCGCCTTGTAGTTAAACTGGTTCTCACTCGACAACCATACGGGCATATTCTCATAACTGAAGCCGGATAATATGGCCATGTCCGTACATTCATTATACCAACCGGTTATCAAAGCCCGGATTTCCTCCGTCGTCGGCTTATGGTCAAACTCTTCTTCCATATACGTGACTATATTCTCACTGTCCTCTTTCGGCCGGATATCCCATCGCACGCGCCATTTATTTCTTTTGGGATTCGTACATTCAAGCAGCCTTACTTCGCTGCCTCCTTCAACTCTTCTCATATCAATATATCGCTTTTAAAGATTTATAAGTATCGACATCATCAATCACCTCTATTTTACCACGGAAGGCAAGACGGGTACCGTGAAACCCAGACGAATACAACGGATCAAGAGTCGCATTTATATACAAAATACCCCCATCGGGAAGCGCGTAATGTGCCGACCTGCTCACTACTCTATTAACAGCATTATTGATATGTTGTGCATCGGCATAAAAAGTTGTCTTTGTCCCGTTCCCTGCACTGACGACAATCGTATCCATATATTTTTGATGATATACTGCTTTTACGTACCTATTCGATCCACCGATACTCAGAACCTTTCTCGTACTGCCGTCAGGCATGGTAATCAAGAATTTTAAATATTCGGCGGAAGAAGTATTAGGGATTCCGACCTTATCCATAAATTCACCAACGTTTCCCCATAAATTCTCATAGTCAAGGCAACGGGTACAATCTATCCTGACCGGTTTGCCTTCATCATCATAGTACCAGGCATACTCAGTATTCCCCTCGATATTAACAGTATCGGTCATGCCTAAAAAGGCGCTTGAACCGACAATTCTATCAATGGAATGGCGTCCAAAACCGCACTGCTCTTGTGCGTCACGTCTACCGTATTTCGCAAAGAACAGGTTGGCAACATCCTTGTGCATCTCCCAGTCGATCAACTGCAAATTTCTTGCGGAAGCATAATTTTTTAAGTCAATTTGTGGAAGATTATTAACAGCGGTAGAACCGTTCGAAGCGGAATACAATTTTCCATTTATGGCTGTCGCTTCATACATGCCTACAAGACATTCCTCATGCTTAACCCAATCAGGCTCCATGTCTTCAACTTTATCGGAATTTGAAAGTACAACGCAATCAAACTCCGCATTCTTATGAATGGAGAAGTAAAGCATCTTAGCGTTATCCGGAACGGCAATGATAACATACATCCCGTTCACGAATTTTGCGTCAAGCGTTTCCACCAAAGCATCTTTGACAACCGTATCATTTGCATCCGCCATGACAGCACCGACAAGGCCGGTACCAAGAACGGACGGAAAACGCACATACCTGTATCCACTGACATCCACCTTGCAAATGCTGTAACTGCTATCCGCAGAGGTCGCATCAACGACATTCGTTTTGCCAGTGGTGATTTTATACCCTTCATTATAACCGCCGGCAGCCTTTATATCCTCAAGCGTCAATACGTCTACATCCGGCTTGTCGGGCATATCCTCGTTGCTACTGAAACAGGAGTACTTCTTGCCTATCCCATCGGAAAAAGCGCCCAAGATGTCATTAACTCCCTTATACCAGTATTCAGGTTCATACACAAATACATCACCTTCGGAACTATCTAAATTAGCGGGTGTAGAATCTCCAACCGTGATTCCGTCCGCATAGTAACCGGAATTCCTGTCATTCAACCTGCAAACACTCATCGTACCGGCAACTGCCTGTTTGCCCAGACAACCGAAACGCCTGCTAAGGATTTTTGTAATATGCCCGCTCGGTACATAATCATTACCGTAATCATAGCCCGTTTTATTATCGTGATTGGTATAGTTGGCATCATCCGCAACGGTATCATCACTGCTGATAATCGTGTATTGCGGCTGACGGATATTCAATTCATCGAAGCGCTCAACATATTTCGCAAACGTATCATCATCCAAATAGGTAGTCAGCCGGTAATATCCTGCAATCTTACATTTATTATTTACGGTATTGCCCTGCGCGTCAATACCGCCCAACCCCGCATCATACCATGCTTTCAAGTCAGAACCGTCGCCCTCAAGAACCAAATCCGTAAGACGGACATATCTGATGGAACGGTTATTAAGCGCAAACAATTCCTTAAACAGGGCAAATCCGTCCAACATTGCACAATTCTCAATCCACAACCCTGTTATAGAGCGAAGATTATCAAATACAATCCTCTCACGGGTAATATTCGGCAAAGAACGCAAGGTCAACGTCTGATAATTGGCCGGAAGATGCAGGAAATCCAATGGCGCCCCTTGTGCAAACGTCATGGTCGCCATTGCCGTGCATCCCGTAGCATTTACTGACAGAAGCCTTGTACACCCCGACAAATCAAGAGAAGGAAGATTGGTATAGTTGACAATCTCCAACTTTTCAAGCATGGGTAATTTCGTGCCTATCACCAGTTCTGTTAATGCGTAGGTTTTACTATTGTTGCCCAATATCAGTTCCTCCAGTATCGGTAATACCGGTATGTTCATGTCGGTAAAACCGCCCCAACCGGACAAATCGAGCTTCTTCATCCATATGCCCCCGAAAAGATGGAAGATGGTACCGATATTGGCAACCTGATTGTACGTATAGCTCCATTCCTGATCCTTCGTCACCTTGTCATGGGTCATCGTCTCACCCTCACGTCTGAACTCGAAATAGAAATCACGGGCCGCTACGGCTCTGACCGTGGCTCCTGCCGCCGAATTACCTTTGAACGATATATCCGTGGCGGTGTATTGTCCCGTGCTTCCCCAGGCATCGAACAACCCCATGCGGTTAGTGACGAACCAATGACGGTGCGCCTTGCGGCTTCCCTGCATGGCTTCCAGATAGGAATACTTAACATTGGAAATTACCCCGTCCTGATTCACCTCGACTCCAAGCGTTTTCGGATCGACATACTTGTTCAAGGCATCCAGATTGTAGATACGCTCACAGAACTTATCACTCTGTTCCGTATCGAACATCCGGAATATCGCATCATTCGTCAATTTAGCCCTGATGCGTACATAGGCGGCTTTCAGTTCGTCCGGGAACTGCTCACGCAGATTCTTCCAAAGCACGGAATCATGCCCGGCAAAGGCATATACCGTTTTCTCTGCCGTGGAAAGCTCCGGATCAACGGTATTCTCATCAACATCCCAGTTGTATTTCAAACGTCCGTCATTACGCACTCCAAGAATGGTATCATTATCATAGAATATCATGTAGGCAAGCATCTTATCCGCATCGGGAGAATACCAGAATGCCATCATCATATTTTTCACACGCTGGTCGACACAGGCGAATATATCGGTGAACTCGTAGTAGTCGCACAAGTAATCCACATCGAAATAGTTTGCCAGTTCATCACGGAATTTCTTTGCACGTGCCGCCTTTTCTGCCGCACTTAACCCCTCGGCAGTAGTATCCGTGCTTTTTACCCACTTCACAAGGGCTTCTAGATATGTTGGTTTTTTCGTACCGGCTTCATATTCCGCATTGATGTCGTCATCGTCCGGAAAGCGTGCTTCAAAGACTTTGAGCCAATTGGGAGTGCCGTCTTCTCCCTTAGCGTCAAAATCATCGTCCAGGAACATTCCCATCGGATAGTCGTTATTCAGGAACTCCCAGCATTCAGTAGGATTTTTGCCACCGAATTTTTCTTCTACCCACGCCTGATCGTGATACCCCGGAATATCAAGAAAACCGAATACGGCTTCCGTACTCTTGTCATTATTCCAGTTGAATTTGCCCAGGAACTGAGGCGTCTCATCCACCGTACCCCGATAGAAGAACAGGCAGGGTTCACCGTCAATCGTGGTACGTACATCGTATTGATACTTCGCCCTGTCCACGTATTTCTGTGGCGGCACAAGTTCGCCAATTCCCAACAAGGTATCTTGGACAATACGTGCCATGCCCGTATTATGGGAACTTGAACTCTCGGCATAATCGGCCTTTGTACAGAAGCAATTCACCGGCGCCGCCGCATACACACCGGAAGAAGACAGACGGAACGAGAACAAAGCCCTATCCTGCAATGTACCGCCGACACCCTGTTCGTCACAGCCCAGATACAACTGCCCGTCAACTTTCGCTATATTGTACAGATAAATACGGTAGTTCTTGATCGGATAAGCCAACGAGGACGTCCCCTGCAAAGAGATACAGCCGCCTATTAAACGGAAGTTCTGCAACGGATCACCGCCTTTGACAAAAGAAAGGATCTCATCCACATCGAACTTCGTCTTCTTGTTGTTGGTCACTGCCGCCTGCAATACCGTGGCCACACCATTCGCCTGCTTTCCTGTGATAATGACAATACGCATTCCATCGGGCACATTTTCCACACTGACATTGCCGTTATCATCCAAGATATCGTTTGAATTGTAGGCGTCTATCAGCCTGTCTGCCGAGTCCTGACCGAGAATATGGCAGGAAAGCATCTGGTCATCCGTAAGGAACGTATCATAGCCACGCATGGAATAGACATCCAGAGTAGCACCGTCAGTACCCATTCGGATATAAGAAGGAATGCTTTGATATATACTATCCGAAGTGCCACGCTGTACGCTTCCCGACATGATGCCGTTGATGTACAGATAGACCATTTCGGTATTTTCCCTCTCATAGTCCGAAGAGCCGTCGACGGCAACAGGAAATGAGACAAAGCCGACCTCATAGACATTGCCCGAAGCCATTTTCATGGCAAGCCGGCTGTTGCCACGCGTCACCATTCGGGCTTCCGTCGGTGTAATGACGAAGCCGGTGCCGTTTTCATCCACACAACTGATAACGGCTGCGGTATCGTCCATCACTTCCGAAACTTTATACTTGATCAGGAACGCAAAGGCATTGTCAGCGTTCTGCACAGGTTGTTCAAACGGTTTATACCGCACTACGCTACGGGCATCGTCCGTATGTCTCAAGGCGCCGTCCAGCCAGCCGTTGCCGCCCCAGTTGAATCCGTTGAACTCCGTGGTGATGTTCCCGTACGTCCATTCCTCACGGTTCGTGTCGCTATTGCTGCGACCTTGTGCCGAAAGTTTGAGTTGCATGCCGTCCGTAGGCTCGACAAGGTTCAAGTCGGACTTTGTGACGTTCAAATTAAAGAAATACTCTAAAGAACCGCACACAAGCTTGCAAGTCTCCGTACCATAATTCATGGCACGTAAAGCCAATTTGGTCGTGACAAACGCCACCTTTGCAGATGATACCAACGTTCCAGCCTCGTAAACCTCTACCGCAGTCGGGGTTTCCCGTGGATTGTAGGCGGCATAAGTCAGAACGTAATTGTCATACTGCTTGACAGGAATATACGGACGGATACCATTACCTATTATCGTTCCATCCTGATAATCAAAACGGGTGGCGATAACAGGTGTCGTATTGCCCGTCTCACGTACCGCTATATCAAAATAAATACTGTTGCTCTTTATAATGCTTTCATCGGACAACTCCAGTTCGGCAACCATTTGTACGGAATGTGCGCCATGAGCCATGGCGGAAGTGTCTATTTGGAATGAGCCGTTTGCCGTACTGGTGGTTATACTCCTGTCCTCTGCGTCCACACCGTCAATATAGCAGCGCAAAGTCTTCGTTCCGCTCCCTGTCAAGGCATAAGGAATGCTGACTTTATCACCCTTGCTTATGACAGTGGCGATATTGAAAGAGCTTGTAAGCGTAAGCTGTATCACGCTCACCGTCCACGATATGCTTGCCACCTGTTTCTCTTCCCCCTCACCGACTTCCACACGTACCCGGACATTGTTCGTACCGGTACCAAGATATTTTGTCACATCGATCTTCTGCGTGCTGCCTGCCGGAACAGTGCTTTCAAATGAACTTGACGTTGCACCACGAACCACCGTCACGATGGCCTTTGCAGAGTTTCCTGTCGATTCACCGGTAGTCGTATCCACTTGGTCATACTTATAGCTTAGCTCCACCGTATCGCCATTCTTGACCGTAGGATTGGGAGTAAGGCGTGTAAGGGTGATTTTGGTTGTGGCAACCGAACCACCGCCACCGCCTGTAAACGTTTCCGTGGTGCTTAACTCTTCACCTCCTTCGGTCAGCAGGGAAAGTGAATATGCCTTTTCATCCCCTTCCCCGATGGTATTCAGCCGTAAGGCCGCACCATATTTCCCACTGATACCTTTGAGTTCCGCAGCAATGGCCTTGTTCTGTGCGGGATTGGTCGAGTTCTCATCAATGGTCTCGTCAACCTCCACGACAGGAATATCAAGATTGACATTACCACTTTTATCGGGTGTAAGTTCCGTGGTCGCTGCGCCGCGTGATACAGTGATTTTCTTGACAGCTCCCTTGCCGCCGTACTCTTCCCAGGCGGAAGGCTCCAAGAATGTAGCAATGTCCGTACCAATGAAACGGTAATCCACCCATTCACCCGAAGCAACCTCGAAAGTAATTACCATGCCCGGCTTCTGTTCATTATCGATATCAGCATCCTTCAATGCGGTAACAGCCGTTTCCAAACTATAAAAGCCTGTATTCAGTGGATGAAGCAGGGTAACGTTATAGAAACCATTTCCGGAACCGCTACCCTTGATTTCCTCCCACTCGCTCCACTTCCCGCCCGTCTGGATACGCTTCTTGAGGATTCCATCGGTGAACTTGAAAGAGAAAAACACCTGTGCTATGGCATCATCCTCACCGTACCGGGACACAATCAGAATATCACTTGAATAGCTCTCTAAATCCGTCACGATGTAATAACCGCTACTGACCACCGAATCAATATCAGAATAACTGACGGTTTTAAGGAAGTGAAGCATGTCGATATTAGACAGGTTCTTGTAGAAATCCTCTTCAGTACCCTTATATCCTTTGTCCTTTGCAGACGCATAAAGGGAATTGAGTTCTATCCATGAATCCGTTACATAGTCACCGCCATCATACAGGTAGGTACGATACCTGCCGGCCTTATCAATAAACGAGCATTTGATCCCCTTTGTACGCAATTCGACAGGCACACAGTAGATCGCCTTGTCTAAATCGAACCTGTTGGTGTTGTCATCGGGATCAAGGTGGTACCAGGACACATTGTATTCGCTGACACCCGTTATCTTCCAGTCGCTCCACTCTCCAGCCACCTGTTGACGGCGGTAAATAAACCCGGCTTCATAACGTATCTGTTCAAAATGTATCTGTTCATGATATTCATCATAAAGTACACTCGTTGCAAGAAGCCCCTTGATATCGAGAAACTCATTTCGCTCATCGTTATAACGATAAGCGAACAGGCCCGGCACGCCGTAAACCTCATCCAAGTCTCTCAGATCATTGATGAATCCCAAATCGGTAATAATACCGCCAAGCTTCTTTAATTCACCCCAAACCGAATCATCACCCGCCACTGAATCGAACTTCGTTCCGATCCGCTCATTGATATCGGCCAACAATGCCGCAAGTGAATCACTGTCTTTAAGCCCGTTCAGGAAATTAATAATTTCGTTAAAGTTGTCAATCGCCTGTGATGCATTTTCACCCACAAGCTGGTCAATCCGTGAAGTGATAACATTTATAGTACTTTGTAATACAGCATCGGCATTTTTGCGTTCTGTTGCTTCAGTTTTCACCAAGTTCACAAGTGTCTGCATCAATTCTTCGGATGTCCCCGAATCCAACTGTAAAAAATCTATCAAATCACGAAGTAGCCCACCAACAAGGTCATGGGTATTAGATTCCGGCAACTCATTTTGTCTGATCTGCTCGGCAACCTCTAAAAGTTCTGCATATGTTTTCGACATAATTTATAATTTTAATCATTAAAGACATTATCACAGTTCGCATCATTGAAAGAATCATCCGCATTGAAAAACAGCACATATCCGTACAAACCGGAATCCTGTAAATAGATGCGGTGCCCCTCGCTCCCGATCAGTGTGAACCTATTGAGAAATTTATACTTCAAAGCCCGTTTGTCACGGCTGAATTTGCGTGCAAAGTCAAGCAGCACCCTCTTCATGTTGTTGAATACCGACGTGATCTCCTTATTGTTGCCGGTGTCTTTGACGTGATCGAGAAACATGACGGAGAACTCCGTATTGATTAAGACATTACCGGTACCGCCGGTAAAAGAGAAATCACCGGAATCAACTACCACACAAGGATAGTTCATCTTCAGAGCAAACTTTGTCTGACTGTTGTCTGCCAACGATGAGAAATGACATTTGCCCTTATCTTCGTGCCTGATCACCGGATGCTGCCGGCTCATCTCTTCTAAGTATTCTTCAAAAGTATTCATCGCTTTTTAGCCTCCTTTATCCGTTTATTCAGCAAGCGGAAAGCATCCATACAAGGCAAAGCTTTGTATGAAGGAATATCCGCAATGTTATCACCGACAAACTGGTCAAAGATCGCAAGCCAGTTCGCCGGTTTAGCCTTAACCTTATCACCCCTGCTGTTTTCTGCCGGTTCCGCCTGCGGAAACAGGTGTATGAACGAATGCCCCAACCAGGATTTGATCAAAGCCCAATTGATGAAAATCGAATATTTGAGATCAAACGGCAATCGGGCAACCGTCTCTGCCCTCTCTTCAAGGTCAACACCTTTTTCTCTTTTATTCGGAAAGTAGGATTCATTGCTTTTAAGGTACAGTGATGCTACAAAGCGGTTCAGATAATCGACATTCTCCGTACTTGCATACCATGAAAAAAAGGTATCTGCCGTCATGAACTGCTGAAAGGAAACCCCGCGAAGCTTCGCATGCGGAGCAAGCAGTCTGCCCGGTAAGGATTGAAGATAAAACTCCTGATAAGGGGAACGGGTATCTTTTAAAAAGTCCATGAGTTCCGCCAGTTTATACAGGTGATACGAATCCAATCTGAGAAGCAATTTCTTTTTAATGCCGAAAAACTGTATGAAAAATGTCATTTCGTCAATCCAGCCTTTAGACAGCCGGATGGATGCAAGAAATTGTAACGGTGACATCTCTGCATAGGCAGACGGGATTGACAGCTTCACGCTTCGGCTCCCGAACCATCGCTTGTATCTGAATTCAACCTCTCTCATAACCACACACTTTTTTTATGATCGTTATCGCGATCAAATACCCGCGACTGGCGGCCTTTGAAATACTCAGGAAGTTTTTCTTCTACAAAAGTCAACAGCAGATCATGATAGGATTTAGCCGTCAGCTCCACGTTGGCAGCCATCGTCAATGCCTGCTCAAAATCAACAGGATTCTCATATTCATTGCCGTTTTTATCCGGAACCAACTGTTTAAAGTATAATCCCCTGTCGGTCAATGAGCCGGTTGACCGGATCAGCATCGCAACCGACTTGAGTATGACAAATTGCGCACACCTGATGCGCAGTTCCTCGACGGTTGTATTATCTAACTCCTTATCACCCTTTTCGATAGAACTGAGCAGGGTATTATATAAATCAACACCCAACACCGGTTGCAATACCGTTTCTTCTACAATCTTGAAGAAGGGCTTCAGCCGCAAAAAAATCAGGTGGGACTTGTTGATAAAGTAAATCTCATCGACCTCAGAAGTCTTGCGGACGATGGCTTTTGTCCGGAACGCATAGGCGGGGGATTTCTCATACTCCGGAAAATCAGCTTTATGCTTATCAAGAAAATCAATCATGCGGTCGATCGCATTGAAACCTTTGTTTTTAAAGGCAGCACGCAACTGATCTTCTTGATATTTATAAGTAGACTTGAAATTCTCCGCTTCTTGACGCTGAAAGCCCTGATCGGTGATACGTATGTTCAACTCCGTATAGTTGTACCAGAATGCAAGGTTGGCAATCGCACGCTGGCATTCCTCTAACAGCAGGAGATCGGACGGACCGGCAGCAGGATCATCATAGATGTTTTGAAACTTCTCCGACAGTTCTTCACCGAAAAGGGGAATAATAAACAGCCGGAAAGCATCTTCTAAAGATGATTTCACCTTTTCAAATGAAAGAGCAGCCGATACCGGTATGAACTTTTTCAGTTCATCCGAATCCTCCCATTTTTTCTCTGAAAATATCATATCAGCTCAATGTTTTTTGAGTACCGGCACCTGTGTCCAGTGTAGTTAATATTGTATTACGGAATCTCAGTTCAATGTCTTTAACCCCATTGCTCCGGAGCATCAGCAGAATGGGATCAAGTAAATTCTGCCGGTCAATCCATGCATTTGCGATATTCACCAAGAAAGCTTCGCGGATATTCGAACCGCCCTGATTACCGGCATACGATCCGCCCGGCATACCGGCACCGAACACGTTGGGATTGACCATCAACGAGAAGAGAATTTCGGAGTTGGCGGCAGCAGAAGTAACCAAGTTCTCACCCCCTTTGTACTTATTGTCGAGAGCAGTGATCTTCCACTCCTCTTCAATCTTGCCGTTGGCTTCGTTTATGGCATAATTGGTAAATAAGGGCTTCTCTGCGTTCTCAAGCCCGCAAAGGTTATCTTCAATCTTATCCATATACTGGTTGATGGCCTTTTTACGGGCTTCCGGATCTTTGTAGTCATTCGGCGGAAACTTCTTCTCCCAATAGCTGTACGGTATTTGCACATGCCATTTCCACGTGATCTGGTTCTTGTAGGCTTTCTTCAGGAACATCGGTACCATGTGGGCGATATCCACCCATCCGAGGATATAGGATGGCAACCATATCGGCTCCCCATAGTAGTCGTTGTTAGACCATGAGTCGCGAACGGGAAAGACAAACGGCTTATTCATCTTGCCGGCAATCTTCAGCCACTCCAAATGCAGATCGGGATCGTAATCCATCAGACAATCGAGAACCTGAACATTGTCAGCATCGGAAGTGCCCGGTGTTGATGGCCAGTTGCCGGAAACGACACACTTGCACGCTCCCCATGAGTCAGGCAGCGTATAACGATAGAACAGGGCATTGAGCGGATTCAAGCCGACTATTTCGGTACCGGACATGTTCGGTAGCATCTGTACCGCCCCGTTACCATATTTGAAATAGTCGCGGCTCACCTTCTCAAGATACCGCCTGACCATACGCGAATTAACGAACCGGCTTATCTTCAGATCATTAACCGGCTGAAGCTGCTCATTGCCTTTTTCATCCCAACCGGTCACCTTGCAGGGATAAATACCCTGTCCGACGGTCAACGAACGCAAGAACTTGAGACCGGTATTCAGAACCGAAGTCGTGCTGATCTGTTTGCCGGCTTTTAAAGGAAAGTCATTCCCCCTGCCCCAGTTCATGACACGATAATCCTTATAAACCGTTGTCTCCGTCAGGCTGATATCGTAAGGAGACAATATATCGCGCTTCTTGACCTCGTAGTTGGACGGCCGACCGACCGATTCACCGAAAACCGAGGTGCTTGTCATCATCAATGGAGTGCCCTCTTTATTAAATAGTATATCCATTATCGCCCCTCCTGATCATCGATGAACACCACCTTTTTTGAATTGTACGATATAATATTATCAATGCGTACCGGGTAAACGTGTGATTCCGGATTGCCGGAACAGTCACAGGGCTGAATGCCCCGCAACCGATACTGTTTATTATTCATTTTGCCCGCTCCGCAGGCATAGGCTTGCGGCACAAAAATCAGTTTACCTTTAGCCGTTACGAACTTGATGGAGAAGATGCGCTTCGTTCCATCCGGATTCGTGCGGACATCCAGTTCGGAAAGCATTAAATTTCTTTTTATTGTTTTCATGTTAATCAAATGTTGAATCGAACGTTTTATCAAAGATTCTCTCTCTCAAGCTGTCACGGGTAAATATTCGCTGACATTCATTAGCGACACGGTATGTCAATTTTATATTAAGCGGCTCCGTACGGGGCTTCGATTCTGTAAAATCCACCTCCGTAATCGTAATAAGATCGCCCAGTACGTCATTTTTATAAAGGTACACTTTGCTACTGTGTACCATATCCTCGACACAATCCCGAATGGTATCATTTATATAGCCGGTATTGGCAGTATGTGAGGTAATCAAATCGGTATGCAGCTTCAGATACTCTCCTTTAACAGAACCGAAAGATGCTGTCAACTCCGAACTCCGCTCATCCCGGCCGGTGAAATACAGAGTCTCTGGGAATCCGAAACAGTTATAAAAGACAAAGTGTGTTATTTGAGGATAATGCCTGCGATCGATATCAAAATGGATCTTATCAATCAGCATCTCTTGAGAGTACAAAGAAGCTTCGTAAAATATGATATCATCAGCCGTATATGAAGCCCCCAACTCTTTATTCAGCCGATCCACAATGGCAGGAACACTGAAATAACGAATGTCAAAAGTGCCAGGCGCCGCATTAGAGAAGAAATTCACTTTATGGAAACGGGCCTTATCTTGTGATTTATAGGCAATACCTAAGACCAATGTCTGCCCCATCTTATGATATGCGACAGGAACAACCTGATCAACGCGTACCATCCGTTTGGAAAAGCGGCTCAAAAATCTTTTATCATATGCGGACATACCCGTCCGGCAGTTAGAATAATAAAAAGTCTGCGTAAACGAACCCGCCTGTTTACCGGCATCATTATAAATGCTGCTGTAAATCATTAAATAATACCGTATACTGGTATAATCATCTGTCGTGTGCAGCAGGTTTATATCCAGATCACGGAAATAAGAAAGTGCCACATCACCAAGACCGTGAATTTTGACATTACCATCCTTATCGGGATAGTAGACTTCATCAAATGACGCAGAATCCATGTCCGGACCGCTAACCTCATATTTAACGGTTATATTGCCCGACACACCGGAAATCTGTACATCACCCATGTCGTGACAGAATACCCCTCCTTCAACAATGCCACCTATCACCATCTGAACAAATAATATTTAGCCCCGACATTGCAGGATTTATCAATCAGATCATAATCACCTATAAACTCGATGCGCTTGTGCCGGTATGCAGCCATTAACTTCAAGCTGCGATATCCGCCCATCACACCGGCTGAAAAAGGAGTGTTTATACTCCGGAAAGCGAAAGGAATATGAAACGGTACGACCAAGCAGGCCGTTCATATAAACCGTGTCTGTCAGATGTACCTCTACATATTCGGTTTTTATAATCGGATCATTATAGACCTTTTTTGTGAAATACTGCTGCAAAATGGCAGCCGTATCCACATCAACAGGAACCGGAACCTCTATCTCCTTGATGACCGCAGGAGCACTTAACCGGATCGTATCGTTTACATGAACCGTATATGCGACCATATGAACCGCCCCTCTGCCGACATGAAAACCCGCTCCGAACAGGATGGCTGCCATCAGTACAAACAGAATTATGCCGCATCCTTTTCTCATTGCTTCAAGTTTTTGAATTTGCCGATCAAAGAGGTCCACACGTCCGACATGGCGACTATCAAGGTCTCTTTTGGTTTGCCATCGATAACCGCAAGATTCTCTAAAATGGATGTTCCATACTCAATGCAGAAATAGACCATTGTGGCCACATGAATGACATCAAAAAAGATAACGCCTAAGATGAAAACCCAGCCGTCATGCATCTGCATGTCGTTTGAGAAACTATGAAACATGAAGAACAGAAAACACCACACAAAAACCTTGATCACGCATCTTGAGAACTTAAAACTCTCAAAAGGCTCTCCCCGTTTTTTAGATGCCCTCCGGCCGGTTGTCGTCTCTATGATAACCGCCAAAAACATCACCAATACAAGAAGTGGAGATATGCCCAGAACCTCGCTAATGACCGCCAACAGTACACTCAAAGAAAATGCCGGTACCTGTGTCCCGTATTTAAAAGAAGGGAATAGGCTTAAAAGGAAACCTTTTATCCCGTCAAAACCATAAGTTGCTAAAAAACGCTCAATATAATTCATCGTATTTACCTTTTATGAAGGCAAATGTAGCTGCTGCCCTACAAAGAGAATAGGACACAAAAAAGGGGTGCCCAACTTCACAGCCGGACACCCCAAAAAATGTAAAAAAAATGTTTGTCTAATTTATATCTTTAATACCTCAGTTCCTCTTTTTCGTAAAGTACCCAGGTATATTGCCCACAAAACTGATCCGATTTAAACCCTAAATCATCCATCACTTTCGCCACATCCGGAAGCGACGGTTCACACATTTCACGGCAATCGTAAATCAACTCTCTGGAAGTGCGAAATATCATCGCCGAACTGGGACCGAACGAATCATATTTGCTCAGAACAAAAGCTCTGAACACATCTTGAGCAGTTCTCTCCTGCTCATCATTTATATCTTTTTTCATAATTATTCTACTATAAAGGATTCATAATCTTGTTTAATCATAAGGAGCTTCTGCAACATCTCCATCCGCTCATGTTCAGTACCTCCAAATATAGGATGGCCATGGATAATGGAACTCATCACTCCATCTATAAAACGAATCTGCGCCTTTGCCATCTCGCAATCATCTTCTTGATTGAAAGCGATCGTCTCCTGAAGCTTATCATTTAGCGTTATCTTCGGTTTGCTCATAGTCTTTATTCCCTCCTCTCTTAGCTACAATAACACAAACAGCAGCACCAAAGATTAGCGGCGGATAGATAAAAGCCGCACTAATCAAAGCCACAGCCGTAACATAATAAAAATCTGAACGATTACGAACTCTACACTCTTCTGGAAGGAAGTAGTTAATGAATGAATTGAATTTGCCATCGGTTGCACGATGGGCGGGCACATAATGAGTGCCGGTGGTTTCTTTTTTCATACTGTGATTGTTTGACTTTTTAAGCAAATTTCTTTAAAAAAGAACGGTTGCCATTTCCCGTGTCGTCAAACAATCACAGATTTCGCTCGCAGAGCAAAAAAATGCAATGGGAAAGGCAACCGCCTATATCAAATGTAAGGACATAAAAAAAGCCCATTAAATATTATGAGCATTAACCGCGCTCAGCGACACGAAAGTTCGTGATTGTTTGACTCTGCAAATATGAGAATAATATTTGAAAGTGCAAAAAGTTAATCATGAAATTCTATCATCTTACCTGTCTCATAATCGAAATTTACACTATTTGATTCTGTCGCAAATAGCCCGTTTTGGGCAAATATCGAATAATCGACAATACTTGTATTTGTAACCTGCTCCAATGAAACAGACGAAACACAAGAAGATAACAAGGCTATGAAAGAATCTTCTTTATATCCTTATTTCACGGCTGTTTTTCTCGCATTAAAAGCTTTCTCCGCGTCAAAATCGATATCGACTTCTTTCAACATAGCACCATACTTACCCATGACATTTTTTAAGGAATCGGCACTTGCCGCCACAGTCCAGTGAATATCACTGTCAGCAAAAATCATATCTATCAACACCTTTTTAGCTTTTTCTTTTTCACCCATTCCAATGTACATTGCGAAAGCCGATGAAGGGGCAATCCCATTATTCCCCAACTTCTTTTTAATAGAAGAAACATTTGCACACAAAACGAAAAAACAAACGAGCGTTACAACTTCAAGTACCGCACTCACAATAATTATTGTTTCTAAACTCATAACTTAATATAATTTAATTAGACAATTAACATTTTTGCGCAAAAATACAAAAAACATACATCGTAATGCCGAGAAATAGCCTAAATCTCGTAAGTTCAGAAAATAAATAGTATTTTTGCTGAAAAAGAAACAATTAAAATCATGAAGAAGATGAAGAAATTCCTCCAACAATATTTAGATCGTCGCTTACGAGAAAGATGCGTAAAATATGCACACCGTTCTTGTCAAGACAATAATAAAAGACTTGTAGACGAAGCTATCAGTATTTATCGATTTATCCAGAATGGGCTCAGTTAATCTTTATAAGGCTTCTCCGAAGGAAGCATAACTGGGATAGTAAATTTCACTTTGCTGACTGACTGGCTATTTTTTCCTTCTGTCGCGGAAGCCCCTATTCCTATAACATTAGCAAAAACACCGACCTTAGCACTACTCCCCTCATTATTCTCAACACTAACACTTAAATCAAAATCTATATTAGTGATATTATAAGCTCGAGTATGAGTTTGCAAAGTAGGGACATTATTTATACCGTTAATACTTGATGGATTGACGACAACTTGTCTTTCTTGAAACTCATTATTCAGTTCTTCAACAGATTCTGCTATCTGGGAAATTGTACTTTTTATAAAATCTTTTAAATCCATTTTATAATAATGGCGAATCCCTTATCACCGTGTGCCCAAAGGTATTAACAACCTTAATCCGACTTTACGGATTACACAATGAAAAGGGATTCATATTTTAATTTAATTGGGCACTGCAAAAATAAAAAAAATCTGCGTGAAACGCTCCAACAATCGCATATATTGCGCCCCCCTCCGCGTTAGCGGAAAAATTTTGCCGCTCCAAGTGGCAAAATTTTTCTCCATCTCAAAGAAAGCATGCCCTAAAGCATGCCCTCATCCAAATAACTATAATACCCGTTATCAGTAAAAACAAGATGATCCAATAACTTTATATTCATCACATTTGCCGCTTTTTTCATTTTCTCGGTCAATGTATTATCTTGCGTACTCGGTCTTGTATTCCCACTTGGATGATTATGAACCAAAACGAGAGAAACAGCATTGCAAAGCAAAGCTTCTTTTAAGATCAACCGTATATCGACTGCCGTCATATCAATCCCACCAAACGAAACCCGTACTTTCTTGATAATGGTATTTGCCTGATTCAACATGATCACCCAAAATTCCTCATTCTTTAAATCCTGCAAATACGGTTTCATCGCCATGTAAATATCATTACTGCTAAAAAAGCGTTCTTTTCTCTCCCGATAGGCAAATAATCTGTAAACTTCTATTGCCGCCATCGCCAACTCTTTTTTCGCAGGTGTTAAATTTCTATATAATTCATGAAAGTCATTCGCTTCCGATACATCGTTACGCGTTAACCCCAACATGTCAAGGGCTTCAAAAGACTTCGTTCTATAATCGTTGTGCAATTCAAAATTTGTCATATCCGTATGATTTAAAGATTTATTGTTTTCGCTAAAAAAATACCTCCCAAAACACACGCTCCAAACGATTCGATCAAATTTGCGAAACGTGCATAACTAAAGCCTTTTGTTATGACATCATCAAACACAAAGACGTTTTTTCCATCAAAAAATTCCTTATCGAAAGAGAGTACAGAATCTCTCCGTACCTGTTCTCCTTTTTCAATCTCATGTAATGCAGTCCGTTCTTTTTCAACAGTGATATGTTGAAAAGCATTTTGCATTCCCGTTGACCTGCAAACAAGCTCCGAAAAATGATTATACCGAATACGGTTCTTTTGTTCACTTGATGCAGGTACACAGGCAAATACCATCTCCTTAGCCGCGTTTCCGTATTTCTTTAAAATCTGAGTAGCAACAATATTTGCCGCACCGTTACAAGCCCATTCCTGCCCGTCTTTGAATGCCCAAATAAAATTTCTCACTTTCCATTGCTCCGCATTAGCCTTGTATCGTGTCGGCAGATAGTTAAAAGCGGTGAACATGAATTTTCTAAACTGTTGATTAATTGCTTCCATTTTTATTCTTGAGTTTTGAAGCTTTCGGGTGTGAGCCTTTTTTAAATAATTTGTTCCGGTTCTCTCCTTTGAGCTTTTTTTTTCCGTCGCTCATCGCTACGGTATGTTTCGCCTTTTTATGCAGCATCAGAAGGTTGTTTAGAATGGCAGGAGCAAGTTTTTCAGGCAAAATACTACCCGTAGGCGTGGAGATTTTGAAAGGAACCGGAACGGCTTGAACTTGATGCAGGCAGGCAAACAATTTACCTTCGCTGCCTAAAAAGACGAAACATACCGTAGTGATGAGTGAAATAATTTTTTGGCGAAAAGGAGAGAACCGGAAGCAAAGCGCATACGCTTTACCTCTCTCCTATTTCTGAATGTAGTCAGAAATAGGGTTGACCTGCGTGAACGCAACAGAAAGAAAAGACTCTGCTCTCCTTCCGTTTTCCGCCCGATTTTGAATTCGCTTCTGAGAGCTGAAGAAGCAGCAAAATCGGGCGGAAAACGGAAAGTTGAACGATTGTTAATAAAAAAGCAACATTCCGAATATCAAAAAGATAAACCCGTCAATGCCTTAAGGCTGACGGACTGTGCATAGCTAATACCTCAACGCGCCCTATCCCGTGCCGCACCCCGTTCCGCACCAAAAAAGGAAATATGAAACAGCCCTGCCCCCGCCCGCCCACGGGCAACGCGGTCCAACCGTGCGAAAAACAGTGCGAAGCTATTTAAAGTCTCGCGTCAACAAAAGAATATGTATGCATCAGGATATCACCGTACTTCGTCCACACACGTTTGTCTACACAGTCACCAAAGTGCGTGGCTTCTTCGGGAAGTACAGATTCATTACGCTCGCTGCGCTTGTCCTTCTCAAACTTGCCCTGTGTATTCGTGCGTACACGAGTATTGTTCATTGAAATGAGTATGTATTTACATCTGGAAGCATTGAACCGCTTTAAGGGATAGCGTTCATCGGTCTCAGCACATATATACGACCATAACAGGTATTTGTCATGTTGCGGCGGCTCGATACCTCTATGCGTATGCTGGTTAACCCTCCAACCGTTCTTCTCCAACCGGGCAATGGCAATCTCATTGTACGTCTTTTTGCTGTTTGCCCGATGCGCGTCACCATACCGGTCACGATAGAACTCTACAACCTTGTAGGAATGAAAACGGTAATAATGGCAGAATTTATCAATCAGTGCATTTATCTCCGTGTCATCTTCTTCGGCACGCTTGACGAAGAACTCATTGATCGTATTATCTACGATGCGATCCGGATGCAGCGTCTTTGTACTCCAGTCGAAGTGAGACGGTTGCGCCACCTCCATAAAGGAAGCGGAAGAACCCCAGTCACAGACAATCTCAAGCGGTCGGTTCGGGTTGCAGTCCGCATCCATCCGGCTGTCGGTAGCCGCCAACTGCTTCCAGTCAAATTCGGTGTTCTCTGCGAAATCACGGATAAAAGAATCATTGGTTGCATTGTAATAGCGGTGTCGATCATCGAGGTTGTAATAACAGTGATCGATCTTATCAACCATGTAGTTCAGAATCTCGATCATGAATGTAAGCTTATCCATGATGTTGTACTGGTTGATAATATAGCTCATACCGACATTTGCGATATTATCGAAGATCGAAGCAAGAATAAACAGAGTACCGTCTGTGCTGACAAACGGAGTAATCGTGCGGCGCAGGCGAACTGTCTCATTCCATATCTCTTTAAACAGTCCGGCATCATTAGCGATCTTGGCATCGATAAGTTGCATTTGCAGTTTGACTATCTTATTCCAGACGTCAAAGAGATGTATGCCCCGCTCTTCTTCGTAATACTGTGCCGGTTCAAGCAGCCATTTCTGTTCTGGAGTATAAGGCATTGAGGATAAGAACGTATTGCCATGATGTTTAAGTAAAGGATTAAGCGATTTACGACCGAACACGTGTTCATTACCGCGATTTGTCGGGGCAACCTCTTGATCAAACTGCTCTTTGTCAAGCGTCAATGCTTCATCGGTTATATTGTAATCAGCGTTCGGTCCTCGCGAATTGCCGTCTTGTGTCAAGATATAAAGACAATGGCCATTGCTGAACGTGATGCAATGTTCGAAACTCATGATGTGTTCATGAGGACGGTACCACCCCTCAGGCGGTTGCCGGCAGACGATATAATCGCCTGTTTTGGTCTTGGTATCATAACGCTTGTATCCAAGCATCTCAAGCATTTTAAACGTAGACGGAAGAGTCTTGGTCAATGCCTGCCCGTACGTAGCCTGAGCCAACGTGGTCACCCCACGCGGCATGAGACGTACATTCTCATCCACCTCGGCACCGCAAATAAACGATTTACCCGTACCACGACTGTAAATCGCATATTTATTTTTAGCCGGTTGCAACCAAAAGGCGAGCTGCGCCGGATTAACACTGATCTCTTCTTCCCATACGTTTGACTCCATCAGAATCGCGGAAAGATGATGTAATTATTGCCTGCACCCGTAGCAGCCTTGAAATCATCGGTGTGGCCAACCTGCCGGCAAAGCTCCTCCGCCTGTGCAGGAGTGAACTTTTTTGATACCTGTACAACGACATTTTTGGCGGTAACACTTATCATGTCGATACCGCGATAATCCATCAAAAATCTGACTAAACGTTTATTAGTGAGTCTGTTCATATTGCAATAAATTTATGAATTCATTATTTCTTCTACCTGTGTATCATCAACCGGCTGATAAAACGTATCAATCACCGCCTGCCGGTCCTGCTGTGACAATCCGCGCAATGAATCAAGGCTGATATTCATCTTCTCACCGGTACCGTTATTGACCTGGATATAGAATACATTCTTCTCCATGCGCTTCGGATCATCTAAAGCGGCCGGCTTCTCTCCGATCAAAACAGCCAATGTTTTTTTAGCATTGTTCCAATTCTTCAGATCGCCTTTGATCTTGCACTCACGAATCAACTCAAGCTGATCCTTGATCTGCCATGCATGCCAGAAATCCCAGTCGAAAGTATGATTCGTCTTAAAGAGTTCGCGCGCCAAACGCAAGTCTTTGCGCACCTGCGTAGTGCTGATCCGGTATTTCGCTAACATGATATTGATGATGTGGCTGTCATTCGGATAATCATCTAACAAGCGTGCTACCTGAAGCACCCGGTTAAACTGTTCGCGAAGCTCATCCGGAAGAGGTGAGTTCTCCGGATCAATAATGTGTGCCTGAATCAATTCATAACGCTGCTCGGCCAATGACGGAACACCCTTTTTATTCATAATTCAAATGGTATTGTATAACATTCAGGAATTTAAGAAGCTCGGACTGAGCCGGATTGCTGCCATTTTGAGCCGTCTTTATTATCGCTTCTCTGGTCTCGATCATTTGTTTCAGATAACCTTTGTAATACGCATTTCTCGCATCGGTACCCGGAGTACGGACCTCATGTAAGAAATCGATCTCATCCACACCGATATTGATAGCGACAAGCTCCGGAACAATCAGCCGGTATGCCAAATCTTCAATGCTCTTAAGTTGTTCCGTTGTCAAATTCATCAGTCAAGATTTTATGATCAAATTGAAAAACCGTCTCTTCGGTATGTATAATACCGCGCTCCAATTTAGGGTTGTGCGTAGCGTTCTGGCTACCCACAACAGACAACCGGTATTCTTGATTCCAAATCAAAGCAACCTTAGCATGGAGCGCACAACACCGGTAACAGTCAGGGAATGCGGTTACCAGATAATCGAACGGTTTAGGCGATATCGTTCTCACACGATTATCAATCAAGAACTTTATAGAAAGGATATCGCCACGCTCCTTATACCGCAAAAGAGTCGCAAGACTCTCCTCTGAAATGGAATAACTTGAGATAAAGACATGTGCCGGCCCGGTCTGTCTGAGCAGATAAAGTACCAACTGAATAAGATTAAAAGCACCTTTTGAATAAAAGTGCTTGTTTTTACCGACCGCAATCGGTCCTAACCCGACCGGCTTCAGTAACACATCGGTCAGAAGATCCGCCGCACAATGTTGATCGACATCCAAGCGGCTGATCCCTCTAACCGGTTCAGCCGCTTTCTCATCTTTTTTTATCTCACTACACTCTACAAGCATCAGCCTAAAGCAGCAATAGCATATTCAATCTTCTCCAGTTCTTTGGTAAGATTAGCTATTTTGGTTTCGTATTTGACTCTCTTAGGGCATTCCGGCATCGGATTCGGTTGATCCGCCTTGCTCTCCTGTTGAAAATCCAGCATATTCCTTGCCCGTCCGATTTTCGTTGCAACCGACTTCCGTATCTTTTGCAACTCTTCTTTTGACTGCGAAGAATAATCAACCTCAGTCTCTTCTCTGCCGGTGTCCGCATCTTCATCGGCAGGTTGCTGCAAATCCTCTGCCGCAGGTATCTCACCCTTTTCGGTATATGCTGCATATTTAGGATACAGGAACTCCATTTCATCGGAAAGGGCGGCAATCTGATCGGAGAGTTCCTTGCGTGCCGCAACTGTCTCCGCATCATTATCCTCCGGCATTTCGGCCATCTTTTTATGCAGGATATCCCTTTGCTTATACGCATCGGCATAACGGCGGATCAGTTGTTCAACCGTCTCCGGATACGGGTGCTCATTATTATCGAGCGCCTTGTACGCATCGACTAAAGACAGAGCATCCTGATCCGAATGCCCCTCCTGTGTTTCTAAATCCAGACCGGAAGATACACCCAGCTCCGGAGCATCATCAGCCAACTCCTGCTCCGACATCGCCCAAGCCTTTACCAACTCATTAATAAGAAACTTCAAGCGTTTCTTCGCTTCAGGACCGTTCACACCGTGTCGCTTCAGCTTAGCAACAACACCCGGTTTAAACCCGGATTCCTCAAGCAAGAGTATACCCGCGTTAAAATCCCGGTCTGAATTCAGCCAGTCGATTGCACGCTGGCGAAATTGAATAAATCTATTAGACATAACTTTAAAATTTAAACTACACAAAAATAGTGCGGTAAAAGGTGCGGAAATCGGACACAACAAAAGGAGCCTGCCACTTCCGCAGCAGACTCCTGAAAACAAACAGAATAAAAACAACAGAAAACTACTCAGCCACCTGCAATATCTTCTCCACATCGCCCGTATACATCAGTTTACGAGGACAGGAGTAATCAAATTTGAGAGGGGTTTTATTCAAGTCGGTACCGACTTTTCCGGTCGTGCTCGCATCAGCAGCAACTTTTCTCGCAGCGTTCAGCTTATCACCCATCAGGTAACGGTTACCGTTCTTATCGGTAACAATCAGGAACAGGCGACGGCCGCGCGTTGCATTCTCAAAACCAAAGATCACCTGTGACATCTTTGCACGTGTGATCGCAAGCTCGTACTTGCAGGATTCTCCGCCTGTCTCGCCCTGATCGGAAATAGTCAGTTCTCCGGATTCATCGGTAAACACCAACTGGTATGCCCGGCATCCCGCTTTCATCACAAGATCACCATCCCAGGCACCGGCTTCCGCAAACGACATCGCAGCATCTTCACCGGAAGGCGCCGGCATGTCCGGCCATGAAGCGACATCCTCCCAATACCCATATACCAAGCTCTGAACAACACCGGCTAAATTATCAAGATCGGCACATAATACGGCTTCATCGATATCAGATAATTCAATACATTTTTTTGCCATAGCAGTCAATTATTTAATTAATACTACTTGTTACTCAGAATCATCCGATTCGGATTCAACAGGTGTAACAGGTTGATCATTAATGCATAGTTCAGATTTGTCAAGAGTGACAAATTGAAATCCAAGAACATATTTACCGGCAGCATTATAATGATAGGGGTTACCGGAATTAAATGGGATCAAACGGCGGAAGTCCTCTTCTTTATCATAGCCGTAACAACAGTTCTCTTTGGTTGTCAAGAGTACAAAGTGAGAGCCGTCCGGCATACCGGTCAGGCGCACAATCTCAACTTTTTTGTTGGTACCGCGCAAAAATTGCTGATCGGTCGTTTCAGATAAATTCCCGCTACCGTCAACAACAAGTACTCCCTGATCTTCTAACCAATCGTCGTACATATCCCCTAAATCCGGAGATATGAAGAGCTTAGCTTTCTTCTTGCGGAAAGTATTGACTCTTGAGCGATACATCTCCAACAATTTTGTTCCGATATCAGCACGGGAGAATGCACCGGTCTTGTACATATTGCCCTTTTCTTCAGAAATATTGCCGGCTGTCTTTTCGTCTTCGAGGATAGTGAAAGGACCGTCAAACGAAGTGGACAAATCTGTTTTCTTCGCATCAGCATCATATTTAGCAATCAATATCACATCGTGAAGCTCTTTAGAAGCACATTTGATACCATAGTTGTTCAACCAGATCTCAAACGGATGTTCTTTGGGATACAGCCCGCCTTTCACCTCTGTAATATAAGTTCTGCGATAGCGTTCCGGCTCATCGTCCATCTCCATGACGCACGGATAGACAGTAAGGGTACGAGGTACGATTTTGCCGTTCGATACCTGGCCGACAAACTGTCCGGTGTACTTGTGAGATATCTTGCCGAGCGTCGTACGGCCTAACGTGATCGAGTCCTTGACACCCGGAATCGGAGTAAAATGTTTAAGGATATCGCCCGCTTCTTCAGCATCAAGCGTAACAAGCAGATCCTTGTGTTTTTTGACCGCACCAATGACGGCCTGAATGTCAATAGGGGTTGTTAAATCCATATTCTATAAAAAATTAAAGGGTTAATCTTCGTCCTCAGTAAAGAAGTTGTTTACCGGATCGACTTTGCTATCGGAATAGTCTTTATCTTCCGGTTTGTCTTTCGGAATGGAATTGCCTGCCGGCACACCGGTGGGAATCATATTCACGAGTGCTTTCACCGCATGAATCTTGTTTGTCAATCCGTCAATTGCCTTGACATTCGGCGAAAGAGAATCCAGAGCAGCAACGGCATTATCGACTGAAGTCTTATCCGCCGCCCCTTGATTCAAAGCATCACACACCTTTTGCATCTGTTCGATGGTAAGTTCGATCTTACCGTCATTTTCTGTCAATCCTTCAACAGCCAAAAGGGTATTGACAGCAACGAAAGTTTTGTTCATCGTCTGATTTTTATTAGAGTTAATATTAGCTTGATTTTCTACACGCAGTTCTTCTTTTTTAGAAGATATCAGGGAGGTCAACGAATCCATGAATTTTTTAAAGTAGGAATCGTTTGATCCGTCTTTAGGCAGTTCATAATCCGGAAAAGTAGGAACAGGCAAATTCAATGCTGCACAATTCTCGATCATCAGGTTCCGGAAGTCATTGCTCACTTTGTTGATACCGGGAATCACATGGTCTACGAATCCCCAACTCAAACACTCATCGGCCGGAATCCAGCGCTCCTCTTTCATTAGGTCAAAGACGTCTTTGATCGTCTTGCCCTTTGCGGCACATTTATCCGCATATTTTTTTGCAATGATCAGATCAACCGCATCCTGTGATTTCTTCTCATTTTGTAACTGCTTGATTGTAGACTCGATCTGATCGGAGTTCATGCTTCCGTAGATATCTACGGGAATAGACGACTTATGACAAAGCCATAAACTGTCCTCATGCATTTCTATCGATGCAGCTCCAAATGCCATCCAAGTAACAGCAGAAGCACAAAAACCTATGAATTCGACAACTACATCTCCATGCTCTTCAAAGAGTTTAGAAATTGCGATTGCTTCATTGACAGAACCGCCCCAAGAATTGATCTTGCAACGCACTTTTTTACCCTTGTTTTTATTCAGGTGCCATTTGATATTTGTACGCTGCCATCCATAATGGTCGATCATGCCATTTACTTCTAAAACAGATTCTTCCATACACTACATTTTAAATTGTAGTGCGAAAGTAGGTGCAAAAAAAAGCCGTGCTAAGGACACTTAACACGGCAAAAGCATTAAAAACAGGCGATTTAGAGTATAGATATGTCTTTATTGTCAATAAGAACAGAAGGTTCGGCTTCAATCCCACCAAACTTAAACCGGTTACCGTTCACCTCCGTCTCGGTACCGGTGGTTCTGTCGGATAAGAAATGCAACGGTACCTCTATGCTACCGGCAAGTACGATATCCCCATTCTTGTCTTGAAAGAGGGCGAACCATTCACCGCGTTCAAGCGCACGGACGATATTCTCGTTTAGTTTATAGCGTTTAGGTATAAGGCCGGCAATCTCGACAGTCCAAAGATCGCCACCATCCTCTTGACTTTGAGTCTCATTGAAAGAAAAAGAACTGTCGGCATAAACCGGTATGGCAATGATATCCGCCCTTTGCTTCACCTCAAGATATTGCATCTCGTTTATATAATCCTTACGCAAACGAAGAAAAGAGGTCACAGGGATAGCATAAATGCGTGTTATCCCTCCCACATTGTCAAAATCAAATTGAATTGTTTTCATATGTTTCTTTGCCTGACTGTGAAATTGTCCCATTTTTGAACAACTGCACAATAATTATTTTATTAATTTTTTCGTCAATCCCTGTCTTGAGAGCATTTTTATCGATAGTGGTATCCCGATTCCAGATTCGGCGGATAGAATCAGACGGCCATGTCGATTCATCAAAATGGAATATGGCATAAAACTGCTGGATACAAACACTCAGATTGGGTTTCACCATATACGCTACTGACAAATACGTCAGCAGGATTGTACGGCAACGGATCTCCAGCGCATTCGCCAAAGCGGATTCATCGGTCGGAGATAGAGACCACCCATGACAATAAAAATCAGATTTCGTAATTTCAAGGGCAACCTTGCAATTACGGTATTTATAATTCCCGTTCTGGGATATCCTCTTATCATACCGGTTCGAAGGCTTAACCAGCCGGGAACGGAACAACACATCAAGCGATCTATCTTGAGATATGTTCACCAACTCCGGCCACTCCGGATCATCTACCTTAAAATTGGTAATCAAATATTGCTTCACAAAAGGAGCAACCCATATCCAACACACAAATCTATCCTTTCTTTTCATATTTTGAAAAATACATGTATCAAGTATGCCATTTGGCCGTCCAACCGACCAACAGACCAACAAGAATATTGAAGTTACACATTATCAAGCACATAAGCAAATTTTAAGTATATAAATTAGCGACCAACACGACCAACAAGCGGGTATTTTGTTGGTTTTAGAAATTAATGACCTGAAAATGAACAGAAAGAAGAAAAATGTAAAACCAACAAAAACCAACAGCGCGATAGCATCATCCAACAGAAACCAACAACATAAAATATAATCTATCACTCTATATATTAGTATTTTATATAATATAAGTATTGAAAAATATACCCTCTTGTTGGTCTGTTGGTCTGTTGGTCGGTGTTTTGCGTCATTTTTTTCAAAACTCTCTTCTATTCTCTGATTCTTTTATCCGGGGGTATTCGGGGGATTGATCTATAAAACAAAAAAACACCACCGGTACAACCAATGGTGTTTCAGAAAGAATGTCCTGCTTGTCATTTCGTGATCGATGCAGAATCCTCCAGACTAAATTCTTGAAGCCGGCGTATCCGTTCTTCTGCCGTTGCCTTGTCCGGGAAGTAATTCCCGGCATCATAATTGCGGTCATCAAAGAATGTCCTACAATCAGAATACCTCCGCGCACGCATGGCGATCAGTGGCCCAACGATCGTATAATAATACCCTCCTTCCGGAACCCTTTTGACCGGACCTTTGTATGCACGTAAGCGGTTCCATGCCCGTTTACCCGCCCTAAAGCTGTATCCGCAGAAAAAACTGCTGATCACCAAAGCTATAAATACTTTAATGAATATCATAAAAATACACTGTTATTGATTACTGTTCTAATACTATCGACTTTAAAGGGATGTCATATCTCCGCTTACGAAGGTTATGAGTCCCAATAAAACAATGGCCATATCCATCCCATCTCACCCGTCTGGCACAAGGTACCAGCTTGCGCGCTCCGTTCACAACGATGTATCTCATCACCGTGACGGTACCCTGTACCTTACGAACCTCTCCGGAATGCTTTGTATAAAAGAAATGATCGTAAACGATGCCGGCTGGTCTGGCGGCTTCCCAGCTTGATGTTGGGTACAATTGATATCTATTCATGATCAAAAAAATATTCTAATAACTCCATTCGCTTTAATCTCTATTTTAAACCCATTCTGCAAGAGCATTTTACAAATATTTTTTTTCATTGCGCTGCTGCAATCTTTAAAATGATATTCGCATTCTCTCTTGATGGAAGCCGTATCTTTTATCAGGCATTCAATTTCATTTATAATCTCATTTTTTCTTGCCTTTGATTTGTTATAAATGGCAAGAGCTTCTAACTGATTTATCATAATTATATTAATATTATATTGCTTTGAATTCTTCATCAAATGACAGGTTTAGCTGCCGGTTGTTGGCTCTCCAGTCTTCAATGGTAATGCTCATCGTTTTATTAAGACGTGCTTTAGATTCATCCATGCGCTTTTTAGCGTCTTTAAAATCTTTCTGCCGTTCCTGGTATTCATTGACTTCTCTTTCGATAGCCACCTGTTTCTGCTTGAGGAAAGTTTGCGGTTCGGTGAAATGCTCGAACAACACTTTGTAACACTCCATCTTATACTTCAAGACGGACTCCTTGACATCTTCATTGACCTTAGAAGCATCAATAGAGAACAGCCAACCAAAGACGAACATATAAGGGACGGCGCACATTTCACGGTCTTTGCCATCAGCGGCAACTGTGGTTATCATAACCATAGTTGATGCTAAAATTTCATCCCGTTCTATACGTTGCTTTTGCGAACTCCAATCAATACCCAATGCTTCACATATTGGCTTGATAGCAACTAATTGTTCATCACTCGTGGACACTATATCCACATTGTTCACTCTGGCAATAATCTTTGTTTCCATAATTTTGTTTTTAACAGGTGATTAAAAGCGAGAATTCTCGCTTTATTTAGCTATTTTCCGTATTAGAAATCCAATTTCAGTTGTCTACTCTCAATATCATAGTCATCCATCGTGAGTGAGCGAAGCTGCTTCAGTTTTGTCTCTGCATCCGAAAGTCTGTTCTTAGCGTTGCGGAAATGCTCTTTAGCATCATCTACAATGGAAAGTTGCCGATCTATTTCAATTTGCTTCTGCTCTACGAATTGGGCGCGGGCGGTAAAGTAGCGATAGAGAGCATTATAGCATTCAGTTTGGTAAGCAGCCAAATTTTCCCGATTCTCTTCAGACACGTTAGCCGGGTTGATTGTAAGCAGCCATCCAAAGATATACCCCATAGGGAGACAGAACATTTCACGTTCTTTTCCGTCTGCAGCAACTACCATGCTCAGCATGGCAGTTGAAGATAATAAATAGTGCTCTTGAATTTTCTTTCTTTGTGGCTCCCAAGCAATACCCAATGCTTCGCAAATTGGCTTGATTGGAACTAATTTTCGTTCATCGCTTGTAGATACTATATCTACATTGTTCACTCTTGCTACTAAATTTGTTGTCATAATCTTAATGCTTTAACGGTTAGTATTTAGTTTGAGTTGCCTGTATGATAAAGGCAACTGCGTGTATCATACACATAGTTGGTTCAGAACTCTATCGTTATTAGCTAAATTTGACTCATAGTATCTGCAAACTCTTTTTCAAAGTCAAGTGATTCACCGGAAACATTTGCAAGTGTTGCTCTAAGCATAAAATTTCTAAAGGCTATTTGACATTTCTCTTTTGTTTCCTGCTTTACCATTTCGGCAGCTTCTAAGGCATGTTTTTGTGATATAACATCGATATACTCATAGTAGCCACCTGCTTTATCTGTGCGCTCTGCAATAAATTGCTGTACTTTTTCTGATATTGTTATTTTGCTCATATCTCTATTGTTATTCGTTAATCACTTTAAATACTACTTGTTTTTTGTCTGTTCTCAAAGATGCTACACACTCACCAAACCCTGACGAACAAAAGGAACATTTATCTACTTCTTCAAACAAACACCCCTCGCAAATACCATATTCAGATTCTACAACTTCAATGGTTAAAAAGGGCAGCTTTACTTTAGTCCCTATTGGAACTTCCCTTATTTTTTCATCCATAATTTCATTCCTTTCTGATTTTTACGAATTAAAATGCTTGATAAGTTCTTCGGCAGTTGCCTTGTGAGTTTTCGAGTAGTCGAATTTAATTAATTGAAAATACTCTTTCAGCTCAAGAAGAGAATGGATATCGCTGATTACCCATTTCTCACCATCAGTAAACCATTGATGAATATCTGAATCATTTCGCAGGGATGCTAATGCAAGAAACAAGTCTTCATTTTCTTCACAATTAATGAATCCGGCTAAATCATTCAATTCACCGAATGATACAATGTTCGCGGATACCCCACAAACACAAGGATATGTAATATTATCTGGCATTCCATATACTTTTCTGTCGCCTATACTTTTTAATGCTGTCATTAGACGATTAGCATGATTCCCTTCTTTAACAACCATATAGCATGGTGTTGTAAATCTTTTATTTTTCTTCATATTCATAAATTCTTAATTAATCCCAAAACCCTGTTTGTATCAATTCTTCACCGTTTTTAACGGCAATAATGTCCTTACCATCCTCTGTTTTCTTGAAAGTACAATCATCGTTCAATATTCTAAGGAATACTTTACCATGATCTGAAAAACATGAATCTTGTTCTTTGTTAAAAGCAACAGCTTTTACCATTTCACCGCTTTTGCTTTTATATTTAAAAATTACACCTTTGCTCATATCTGATTGGTTTTTAATCTTTCTCTAAAACTTTAATCTCTAAAACACGCCTTCCTCCGGCTGTTACATAAAAAGTATCAGAACCGAGTTTCTCGGCTTCTTCTTGCGCGAATTGATGCATGAATGCAAAGACTTCCGAACGACTTAGTTTTCTACGATTATCTGTCATGCAACCATTTTTATCTGTCGCTGTAATGAAAGCGTCCCCGGTCAACGGGGAGACACCTAATACAAATTTATCTGCTGTTTTTGCCATAATGTTCATTTCCCATATAGTTTTGAATTACTGTTTAAACTCCGGAAGAATACCAAGGTATAAGTATCTATTATCATCGGTTCTGTGCACCGTTATGTAAAACAATACATCACCTTCACTCTTAATCGCATCGCATCCTTGAACAAAGTCACTCGAACAATATGCAGGAAAAATGATTTCCGCTATGTAGTTGTATAGCCTTTCGTCTATATAATCACCCGGAGATAGAAACTCATCCAAGTCTTTATCCTGCTTAGTCCATTGTTTAAAAGTCTTTTTCATTTCTTCATTTGTTACAGATGACATCACAAGCAATTTGAACAGCCTTGTTCAACGCTTCGCTCACCTGATTCTCATATGAAGAATCAAACTCAAGACAAAACATAACCTGTTTATCTCCATTCTCATCCATATGCGTCTCAGCAACAGAGACACAGACCGGAAGCAGCTCTTCTTGAATGATCGCCTGCAAATTATCAAAGACGGCATTGTGTGCTTCAATTTTTTTAATCATAATTTATTCTCCTATTTTTTAAATGGTAAATCTTGTTGTACGGGATCAGTAGGTTCTTCGGGACGTTCACTCCGCTCAAAGTCGATACCCATCATTTTCGACAAAATATCGTAATTGAGTACTACGGCCGATGTTTGTTTCTCACGAGTATCCATGACACGCGTCATAGCCATGTTGTTAGTAGATTCACCGGTTGCCGGATTAACAGTCATACCACCCGCCGGAACCTCTTTAACCTCCATCCATTTAAAGCGGGTATTCGATACCTGACCGATTAATGCCGGGTGTGAATTCAGATTCACTTCTAATGTTGTTAGAGACAGAGGTTTTTCACCGTTAGACATCGAAGCTGCGTACATTTTATGCACATTTGATAAGTTCATATAGAGTACGGCCGTATCCACCGGCTGCATGACCTTTTCAATCCCGCCTTTGAGTTTCAACCGGCCCGGACGTTCAATCTTGAAATCACGACCGTATTTGATCGATCCCTTATCGATCAGATAATCGATCGTATTGAAGAACATAGCGAGTTTATCGGTCTTAACCAGCATATCGACCTGCTTACGAATCTTGTCAACAGCCAACTGCAAAAATTCATCATAGGTAAAAGGAAGCTTCAACTCCGGAGCGTACAAAGTGAGCATTTTGCAGATCGCGAGAAACATCGACACCGTGTTGATCACACGGGTCTGGTCACCGCTACGACTTCCGGCAGCTTCAACCTTGTTCTGTAACTCTTTGCTGCATTGTTTCTGTAAATCAGCAAAATTGCGTCTCACAATCGGACGTAAACGTAGAATATCAAACAACAGATAAGACAAACCGGCTTTCTCCGCATCTTTCAGTTCTTGAAAGATACGTTGTGCATGATCTTCGTTAATAGAATCATTTTTAGGAACCTCACACAATACGACACGATTAGACAATGCATTATCATCTTTTTGCGGAGCTTCCTGACCTAAAATAACAGCCGGCGCATTAACCTTAGAGGTCTCAATATCGTTACTGGTCGCAGCTTTACGCTTCTGCTTGCCTTCTCCATCGTAACACGTCTGTTTCAGCCCTTGAAATTTCACATCTGAAATCATCTCGTCATTATACTCTTCAAAGATTTGAGGAACGTCACGAAATCGCTCAAGGATTGAAAAAAATGCCGCATCGGTACCGGAGTTGAGATTGAAAGACGGAGCTTCCGGCTTTATAAAAAGGCTTCTGATGCTGATTGCAATCTGTGTCTTACCCGACATCGTAGGCCCTATAAAGAATATAGCCGTAAAGTGCCGATTAATAGGATGAATATCACTACGAAAAGCGCACATAACCGCGTACAGAAGTGCCCATTTGCCGTTGTCATTGATCTTATATACTTCATCCATTAGCGCAGCCCACTTCTCGAATGTGATGCGCTTGTTAGATGGAGTGTCAGTATATACAAGCCAACGGTCCTGCTCGTATTTATCGTTATCCTTGCGGACTCCTGCATTGACTTTGCTGAATGCCGGTGAATAGAAAATCTCATCCTCGTGTCTCATCAGACCGAGTTCATCGGTATACTCAAACTTCCATTCTCCATCAGCTTGATGGAAAATACCATTTGAAAACAGGAAACAGTTTTCTTCCTGTTGGCCATACACTTTAATTTCCGTACACTTGGGAAACTTGTAAGATATGCAGTTCCAAATCCGGGCATAGTCTTTGGCATCGCCGCCCTCAAAGTTATATGCACCTTCGTTAATCAGCATCTCCTGTAAGGTTGTCAGCTTCACGAAAACAGAAGAAGGCCATTCGACATATGTCGGTTTATTTACGTATAACCGATTGATCCGGATCACGCGCCGGTTCTCTTCTTTATTTTTACTATATACATGAAAAAGAGGATCAATATAAAAATCGGCTACACGTCGATAACTATTATTCTCAACCTTAAACATGTACGATACAGGTACACCTTCTTTATTCAGAAGAGGATAAAAACCATATCGGCGAAGCATACGAGAATATTCTTCAGACTGCTCCACATAATCTGGCAGACGATCCGTATCAACAGACATCAATTCATTATACACATCGCTCCGCTCACGCTCTATCCTCTGTTTGCTCTTGCGCTCATTAGAAAAAGGCTTGATCAGTTCTTTCATAGAACTAATCTTTAAACCAAGTAATTCTGACCAGATTGGGAGGTTAACAGTCTGGATAGCCTGCTTAGCATACGATATCATCTCTGCACACCGGGTAATATATTCATTCTGTACTTCCGGAGTCGGAGATGATTCATTGATCAGATCGCCATAATACTCGACATAATAATAGATAAAACCTTTGATTTTATCATTTGTAATAACATCAACGGTAATGCCGAATTTATATAACTCTTTCATCATCAGGCAGTCCGAATTCTCCTTCCGGTAATTACAATCCATATTCGGAGAATGAACAACTACCCGCTCGGCCAACTGAGACAATTCTTGTATATCATTGACACTTGGAACACCGGAATAAAAGAGATACGGTTCTTTTTCACCGATCAACGTTTGAAAACGTGAGAAGTCATTGACCAAATGAATCTCTTTGTCTTCGGGATCAATAAATTCTTTAGCAAATTCCGATCCTATAAATCCCGGTTCAAACCGTGCCGGCTGTTCCGGCAAATGGGATTCATCAATAAGCTCCTGAAGTCTATCCAAATCATAGCCGGAATTTATCGCCAAAGAACCTAAGAAAGAGTCGCGAATGATCGTCTCTTTTTCTTTAAGTATAACTGAAAGAATCTGTTTTGTCTTATCAAGACGCTGAAATTCGTCATCTTCTTTAGAAAATAGAACCTTAGACATAAAGTCAACATAACTCTTCTCAGTCTTATTTAGCCACTCCCCAAAATCCGCACCTTTGATTTTTGCCATATCGTCCGGATCTTTACCGGATGGAAGCGCAATACAACGCACTCTAAATTCATCAGACACAAATGCCTGAAGATTCTTCTCGGCAGCAGCGATCCCGGCTGCATCACCATCATATATAAACACGACATTACTCGTTATGCCATGCAGCACCTTGCGCTGTTTCGCAGTGAAAGCAGTACCGGAACCGGCAATCACGTTCCGGATACCGACCTGTGCCATCGACAGAACATCGAACTGTCCTTCGACAACATATACCTTGTCTGCTTTTTGAATCGCTGCCCGTGCTTGGTACAATCCATAGAGATTTTCACCTTTAGTGAAAAGAATCGTTTCAGCCGTATTTTTATATTTAGCAGATTGATCATTAATCGCCCGCCCTGTAAAGCCTACAACCTGACCTGTCTTATTGAAATATGGGAACAGAACACGTTGCCAAAATACGTCTTTGAGCCGCTTCTTCTCTTCATTCCAATAAGAGACACCGGCAGCGATCAAATTATCCTGCTGATATCCTTTAGCGACCATTGCCCGGCTCAGCCCATCAAAGTCAAAAGCAAAACCCAGTCCATAGAGGTCTATTATCTCCTGAGAAATTTTCCGCTCTGCCAGATAGGATTTACC